AGAGCGCGCCCCCGCCCGCGTGAGGCCCCGCCCCGGCCCCCATTGGGGCGCCCCGCCGGTTCCGTTCGTGCAACTGGCTGCTCAGGGCTTCGGCTCAGCCCCACGCCTGGACAGCTACGGTGACGACGGCCTGTCGGTCGAGGCTTTCGTCTTCTGCCACGAGTGCGGTGCTCATGGACCGATGTTCGAAGACGACATCTTCGATGCGTCCGACTACGACCAGGCCATGGCCGAGGGTGTTCGCCTCTGGCAGGACCGCGACGGGCGCCATTCCGACCTGTACGAAGCCAACGCGGTCGATGGTCGGAACCTTTTCCCCCGGCCGGATCTGGAGGTCGTCCATGAATAGCCGCCAGCACTGGTTCTGGCACTGCCTGCTCGGCCTCGCCGCCTTGGTCATCTTCGCCATGTTCAACGTGGCGATCTACCAGCGCGACGAAGCCAGACGCCTGGCCAAGCCTGTCATTGAGGTCAGCGGCACCACCATGACGGTGACCTGCCCCAAGCCCACCACACCCACCGCCGCCCACCCCGTGCCGCGGCATGAGAGGTTCATCCTATGACCATGACGGCACATGTGCCGGTGACCACCGGCGCGCACACCTTCGAGCTGGTCAACAGCAATCCTTTCGCCGCCCTAGGTGATCGCCTGGTTCAGCTCGGCCTTGCCCTGCAGAGTGGGGAGAGCACCGTCGAGCAGCTCGTGCCGCTGGCCAAGGCCTGCGGCCTGGAACTGCGCATCAAGGTGGTGGAGGGCGAGTAATGGAGAACAACCGCCAGCAGGGTCAACTGCTCTCCGAACTCAAAGAGGCACGGTATCGAGCCAGCTATTGGAAGCAGCGCGCAAAGTCGGCAGAAGGTCATCTGTTCGCCAGCGACGCGCGAGCCATCGCGGTCGTGCTTCACCTGCGCACATCCCACAAATCGACGCCCTGGGAGGAGCTGCATGACGCAGCCCGCTGGAGCATTGAGGGCGCAACGGCTGCAATCGTCTCCGCTCTGGAAGCGCGTCGCCATGAACGCCTCCCCAAGTGGCCGGATTTTGCAGCCGCCCCCGTCAAGTACCAGTGCGGCTGCGGCGACATCTACCCAAGCACCAGCTTCGGCGCCGGCTACATGGCCGCGAACAATGGCGTCTGCGAAAACTGCGACGTGCTAGGTGCGCGCCATCAGGAGGCGGAGCAATGAAGAATGCTATCCCTGGCCGGCGGGTTGCATCGCATCTCGATACCAACCGTCACCGTCGGTGCGGAGAACTCCACGCGCGACAGCAGAAGCCAGCAAGGCCTTGGCTTCCTTACGGCTCATACGAAGTTCAAAGGCAACTCGGCGCGGGCCAATGCGCCCATGAGTTTGCGCCTGAGTCAGCAGCCAGGAGTCGCGCTCTCCATTGTGCTCGTCAGACCAAACAACCTGGACGTCCGTTAAGCCAGGGAAGTACGTCATTGGTCCCCCAAGACCTTAATGCGGATATACGCGCCATCAGATCAAGACAGCTATCGGATATCAGTGTCGTCCTGAAAGCGAAGTTAGATCAAGCGCGCCACGAAATGAACAATCCGCGAAACGTGGCGCGGGAGAGCTGGAGGTAGGAGATGGAGCAGAGTGTTCAGCCGGTGGACCAGGATCTGGTCGCCGCGATCCGTGACCTGGTGGCACAGCTCAGCAGCCCGAAGATCGCGCCGGAGGATGAGCTGTGGACCAGTAAGGAGATCGGCGAATACCTGAAGCTGTCGCCGATTACGGTCGAGCAGCGAGTTGCCACCCGGCCTGACTTCCCGGAGCCGCTGCAGCCTTGTGGCACCGTAAAGGCGATGAAGCGTTGGTTTGCTGCGGACGTGAAAAGGTGGGCAAGGCAGAACAGCAGCAAGCTGCCGAGAGGACGGGCGCGTTAGAGTGGCGCGAGCAGGAACGGCACAGGCTATCTACAGCCAGCAATGCACCCAACACCTCTACGATTAAGTAACAACCTTCCCAACAGAGGGGTGGTGCGGGGACGCGGATGTATAATCCTTGCCCCAAATCAGGACGCGACAATGAATAGTTTGAGCCGCAAGATTGATCAGTTGCGTCGGAAAATCCCCGGCTTTGAGTGCAAGCCAGGCTGCCACGACTGCTGCGGGCCGGTCACTGCGTCTTCGGTGGAGCTAGCCAGGTTGCCCGTTAAGAGCGAGGCCGAGCACGAAGCTGCCTTGGCGGAGTGGAGTTGTGTCCACCTGGGCCCCGACGGTTGTGAGGCCTACGAACAGAGGCCGCTCATCTGCAGGTTATTCGGGACAACGCCCAGGATGCCCTGCCCAGAGGGAAGGAGCCCCAAGACACCTACTGATGAGTCGGTGGTGCACCAGGTGCATCAGCTGATCGCCAGCACGCGGCAGGTCCTAGTTTAGGAAGGCAGAAACGAAAAGCCCCGCGGTGCGGGGCTCATATTCTGATCTGCTCGAACTTCCCAGGCTCAGTAAATCGCCAGCTGACCTTGAAGGCCGCGCCACCACTAATGAGTGATGATTGTTTAAGGATTGCTGGCCACCAACGAACCAGATTATGTGCTTTCTTCCAGTAGTCCTCTTGGCCCCACTGTTTCGCAAGGCAGAAAATCGGTATGCCGCTTTCACGGAAAGCTCTCCGCTCGACATCCCCTTTCGTGAACTTGTCCTGCGATATGACAGCCCATCCACCTTCCGCGGCAAGCGCGGCGATCCAGTGTACGTCTGGTGTGCTCATGGGGAATTTGTCCCGCAAAGGGACTACCGCATGACCATCAGCCTTGCAGAGCTCGTTGAGAGCCCTAGCAAGAGCTGGAGGAAGGTTGTTGTCGATAAGGAAATTCAAGCGGCTAGTCCATGTTCATAGGTGACCGCAGCTTCCACTGCTGCGGGCTTTATCTCGTATAGTGCCGCGACGCGTCGGATGTTCTCGCCTTCCGCCAAATAGGCTTGGTAGATGGACGACGTATCGATTCCTACTGAGTTTAGTGTCGGCTTTCCAAAGTTTATCTGCGGATCAAGCACCACAGCCTTGCTTCGTTTTACCGGATACCAGCGCTGGGCCTTGCCCTCCTCGGCATAGTCGATACCTTCGTAAAGTGACGGTCCAATCACCTGCTTGAATACCAACTGGCGCTTTGCCAAATCCAGGATCGTCTCATCGCCTGTCTCATCCAGGACGGTCGCAAAAATGCTCCTCCCGTCTGTCTGGAACCTCCTACAGGTGAAGGGGTAGGCTTGATGGAATAGCTCACGCGCTTGGCGGGATGCAGCCCTAATCGCCTGAAGGCTTACGCCATGCCGGCGGAAGGCATGAACAAAACGGATTTCCAGCAGGTCATGGAAACCAAGCAGTCTCTCCTCAGTAAAACTAAGCTCTGGCGCCCAGAGGCCTGGCAGCTCTACACCATCCGACTTGTATCCAAACATCCATCTGCGAATGTCTTTAGCTGGTATCCCGGTGTAAAGCGACGCTTCGTAAGGTGTGTAGATCCCCACCCCTATGAGGCGGCTTGGTGATTCTGAATGCTTCATTGCCCCCTCCTTGATTCCTAGATTCTTTAGGTTGATTTTGCTTTCCATGCAGTAGCTTAGGCAACGTTTATCAGACGATGGGCCAGGTCCTACTGCCCCATGATCCTCCTTAACTATCGCCCTTCGCCTTTGCCGGCGCAGAGAACCACTTGCGGAACCACCAACCCACCAGCCCCATGACCGCTCCGCTGACGAGTTTCATGATGAGCGCGTCGTCACTGGGGTTACGAAGCAGGAAAAGAGACACGCCGAACACTGCCACCGCTGAGATCAGGGCGGCCAGCCAGGACTTCTTGAAAATCAGGCCAATCACGATACCGATCACCCAGGCAATCGGATCAAGGAACGATGCAACGATCAGTGCGAAGGTCGACATAGGCTAATCTCCAGTGATAAATCAGTTGCCCATGATCCTCCGGTACTCCTGCTGGTACTGCTCATAAGGAATGGACTTCCGCGAGAGCTCGTCCAACTGCTGCTGCTGCCATTGGGCTTTGCTGAGGGAGCCAGCGGAAGGAGCTGCAGTGGAGCTCACCTGCGTAACCCGCTCAGGAGTCGGGGCGCCGAGATCACCTATGCATTGATACTTAATCACAACCTGGCCGGCTACGCAGTTCCCCCAGCCATCGCGCTGATTACAATTGGTGGTTTTCCCACCAAAAGCTTCCGCCTCGCGGTAGCCCCAAACGGTGCACTTCTGTTGCGCGATAGACTGTGCCTGGCTCGGGTTGACGACCGGTTGCTCAAACTGAGCAAAGTCATATGCCATGTCCACAGTTCCATCAGCACGGCTACCGCCAGTAGCGTAGAAATCCTTTTTTACTGCGCAGCCAGTGGTAAGGGACATGATGACCGCGATAGCGGCGAGGGGCAGGAAAACAGTACGCATAACGACCTCCTTGTCTGGGAATGAGATCATAATGCCACCAACATGTCGGAGCGACCATGCCCCGATTGTCAGTTAAACCAGGCGGCTCGCCACCTCAGTTGCCGTCGCGTTGTAGTAGATCATGAGCGAGCGAGGGTCACGGTGGCCAGTCATTCGGGCCAGGTCGAGCACATCTAGCTTCCTGGCAAGCCTGGTAGTTGCTTCGTGGCGCGTGTCGTGGAACGTGAGACCGTCGATCTTCACGCGGTCACGGACGCGACGGAACATAACGTCTGCCGACTTTGAAGTCAGCGTGAACAGCTCCTGGCGATCGCCGGCGGCATCGACCATCACTTTCAGTAGATCAACGGCGCGTGAGCTCAGCGGCACCTTGCGCGCATCGCCGTTCTTGGTATGCGTCAGCTCCACGTATCGGGCCTGCAATCTCACCCGGCCGGGAGACAGGCCGAGAATTTCGCCTTGCCGCATGGCAGTCTCCAGCGCGATCAGGAAGGCATAGGCCAGTTCCTGCAGTTTGCTGGTAGGCGCCTCTCCCTCGACATACCCAAGACCGTCGAGAATCTTCTTTTCTTCAATGGCCGATATCCGCCGATCCCTGGGCGGTCGGTTTTTCGGCCGCTTCACTTCACGCACGGGGTTGGATTTGATCCAGCGCCATTCGCGCCGCGCCTGTTCGAACACGCTCGACAGCAGCGTCATCTCACGGCGGACGGTGGAGGTGGCCACCGACTTCAAACGCAGATCACGCCAGGCGGCAATCTGTTCCGCGCCGACATCGGCGATTCGCTCACCTACGAACTCAAGCTCATTGACCAGCTTGTCCAGGCGGATCTCCTCCCAGCGCTGGCCAACCTTGCTGGGCGACACCTCGAGCTTGTATTTCTCCAGCGCCTCCTTCAGAGTCGAGTTCGATGCCCCTTTGGGGCTCCCCACTCCAGCCAGAATCTCAGCCTCTCGCTGAGTCGCCCAGGCCACCGCCTCGGCCTTCGTGGAGAAGGTGCCAGAGTCCCGAACTCCCTTCTTGGCTACCTCTACGCGCCACCCTCCGCTTCGCTTCCTGTACGTTGCCAC